TAAGGAAGAAGAGATTGAAAAGTATAATCAGATGATGCGTAGACGTGAAGAAGCTATGAAGAAGGCTCTACAGCATGAACAGAGCTTCAATAACAAGCCAGAAGACCTTATTGAGAAGCGTATGGGCAGTGACCTTTTTAAGGGAGGACAATGGAAATGATAACTCCCTTTAAGTTTATCATAGCAAGTAAGCAAGAAGGAGCTTTATGGGCAGATCATATAGTGAGGATCACTGCTGATTCCAGCAGAGATGCTGATGTAGAAAGGCTCAGGCAAGAAGGATACACTCAGTTCTTCTTTGTACAGCAGTATGGGTATGAATTCACAGTAGCAGATGGAAAGATTGTAAGAGGGGACACATGATGGATGAACTCAGGATAAAGAGGGAACTGTCTAAGCAAGAGATAGACGATTTTCGTCGTGCATGGGAAGAAGCTACTTGTGAGCATGTGGAGATTGAGGTACGAGTAATCACATCAGAGGGGGATACAAAATGAGTTATACATTCTTAAAGTGGAACGAGAAATATGGCGGAGACGCTAAATTCGTTGTTAGAGATAACGATAGTGGTAAGCAGGCTATGTTCACTCCAGGTAGAACACAAGACCTAGTGTGGACTAGGACGGATCTAGAGAACGCTCCAGAGATGAAACAGTGGTCAGATTTCGGAGACGAAACAGTAGACGACTTAGAACCAATTGCATTCTAAATATGATAAGCCCCTACATTAGTAGGGGCTTATTTTTTTATTCAGTAGAGTTTGAACGGAGGTGTCTATATGGACTTGTATATTGACCTAGAGAAAGCGGTGTTAAATAGGGGAAAGCTAGTTAGAAAGCCAGTTCAAGTACGTGGACAGAATGGTAAAGTATTCACTAGGATGCAGTGGGTTGATCCTAAAAGTGGACAGCCAGTAATGGAAACTCATGGTGGAGTGCATGACCATGAGAAGAATAGGATAGAAAATCTATCACCAGGGGATAAAGGTAGGCTCGCATTTAGGTATCTAGATAGAGACCCAGACCGAGCTAGGGCATTCGTTAAACACACTGGTGGTGACCACACAGCACCTACAGAAGACCTAACAAATCACGTAGCAAGCAACTTGACAGACGTACCACTTGAACACCTCAAACCGCACATGGAGGGGTTAGGTCAGAACAAACCACCTAAGGTGGGGCTACAGCACACTGAACACGGTTTATCAGACAAAGAGGTTGATAAGAGAACAGGTAAAGAGGGTAGTCTTAACATAGAAGCATTGTCCAAAGGAACTATGCCGTATGATCACGATTGGCACAGCAACACCTTTGAAATGTGGGGACAGGAAGGTAAGGATGAGTACCACCGAGTATTCGGTAACACCACGGTAGAAGGTCTAGAGAGTGTATTTAGCCACCCAGATGGTGATTTTGAAGCCATTATGCAGGATATAAATCTAGAGGAAGACCCTAAAACAGGGGAGAAGAATTGGCTGTTCAGGTTTAGCCTACATGATGCAGATAATGCCATAGAGTATAAAGCATTGACTGAAAACACCAACAGATATAGAATAGATGAGGATAAGTACAGTATGGGTCAAATATTCAGAACAGTCAAAATGGATGACAATGGGGAGCTTCATGTAGACAATGAGGAATTCACCCTAAAAGAAGAGCATCATGGTAAGGGGCATGCAAATCACATATATGATAGATCTGAACAGTATTGGAGACATATCTCCAAAGGGTATCCAATTAATATAACATTAACCGCTAATATTAGCGTGGGTGTCTACGCTTGGGCTAAAAAGGGATTTGACTTTAAGGACAAATCGGTATTGGAAAGGGCACAGAAGAACTTTACATGGTTCTGCAAGGATCAAGGTATCTCGGCACAGGAAGTAGCCAGAGAGAACGGGTTTGATAAGGTATCTGATATGAAGCATTCGTGGGACTTTGCAACTCTCAGATACAAGAAGGATAATTACGATTTGAAGTCTCTAGCACCAGACCAGTATAAGGATGAAGTACAGGGCACTGGGCATTTTGGTAAGGCTTTTATGATTGGTGGGATGCCTAACTGGAAGGGCGTTAAAAGGTTAAACGACAATAATATGAGCGAGCAGGTAGGTGATATAAATGTCAAGTACAGAAAATAACAAGGATACTGAAAAGGAAGCTCCCCCTGTTGTTCTAAAGAGAACAGTAGAAAGTCCTAAGGAACCAGCCTCTAAAGAGGGTTTAAGCCCTAAAGGAGATTCATGGCTACACCCTGAGATATTTGATGAACAATATGAGAAATCAACTGGCAGGGCTATCAAAGCACTCAGGGACTTAGGGAAGAGTCTATTCTATATTGACATTGAGAAGGCTGGTATGCGTCAGCTACACAAAGAGAAGTTGATTAGGAGACCTGTACAGGTACGTGGAAAGAATGGTCGGGTGTTCACCCGTATGCAGTGGGTAGACCCGAAAACGGGTATGCCTGTTGGAGAGAAACCACATAAACAGGAAGAGTGGAAACCGCAATCCCATCCCCTGTATATGGAATCTACTAAGCCTACATCAGATAAAGACCCTAAAGATATGAATAGGGAAGAATATATTGATCACCATGTTCGTAAGGTTCTAAGCAGAGAACAACAATATGACATGATCAATAAGCATGGTATACAGTGGAAGAGGAATGAACATCCAGCTATTGACCATAAGAATGCTGTGATGGCTCTAAAAGACCACCTAAATAAAAACCCACATCTCATAGGGGCAGCAGATAGACCAACAGAAGCTGAGGCAAAGGAAAAGTCTCCTACTGGCACGGATAGCCCTAATGAATTCTGGAATATGTGGGAGAAAGATAAATCTGGTTCATATGATCTAATGCGCAGACTAGGGATAATCCCTGAGGATGAGCAAGACCCACGTGAAGGTGTAGATGAGAACGACAAGACTAAGAAACAGCTAGCTGGCATGAAACATATGCGTAATGTAATGCTGTTGAAGAAGTACTTGAAGGACAACCCACAGATAATGAAAGACCCTAAATATCTGCCAAACAATAATGCTGGTAAGCAAATGACTAAGATGGCAGAGAAGGAATCCAAGGGCATACAGCCAACTGTAGCTGAAAAAGGTGGCAACGACATTAATGGTATCTTAAATAAGATGTCCGATGAGCGTATGTATGATCTTATGAAACAGCTAGGAATCGCTGATTCTGACCCTAGGTTAGACCCTCAGAAGTCTCCACAAATTGGGGCATTGGCTCATTATCGCAATAAGATCAAACTAAAGGAACAGATAGAGAAAAACCCTCAAATATTGCGTGAAGATGAAAAGGGTAATCTGTCCCCTGAAGAGAAAGAGCGTATTGCGAGCCTACCTGATAAAGACCGTGAGAAAGAGCGTATCCACAACTTTGTTCGCGATATGACCCCTGATGACGTACAGGATGCCATGTGGTTTCTAGAAGATAACTATGCAGATGATGTTGAGGATTATGGAAAAGATAAACTTGATAACAAGCATCCACAAATTAGCAATATGCATAGGAGATCATTCCTAAAGCAGATGTTCCAGAAACACCCAGAGCTTATGGATGAATACAAGGGTGGTGTAGAGAATACACGCCTTATGAATATGAAGATTGGTAACAAAACTATGAGGGCGCTATTAACTTCATTAGGTGGTATGAAGGCCATAGGTGATGTATACAGACCTGATGAGGAAGATGGGGATAGAAAGACAGAGTGGCTATTCCATGGTGGTGACTCTTCAGCTAAATTCGAGATTAACCCAGATGGTGTACCAGTGCTTAGCGTTATTGACTCTGGTGACCCAGAGGTATGGAATGAATTTGAGATACCGTTAAAACAGATAAAGGACTGGTTAGATAAGCGTAAACAGGGTAAGCAATCGGGTGCCAGTGGGCACGAATTGCGTATGCAAGAGAAACCTCTATATAAGAGACCAGTAGACCAAATTGAGCAAGCCCTAGAGGATAACTTCGATGCAAACTACAGCGAAGAAGTAGGAGAAGTTATGAAGAAGCAATTGGCTAAGGCTTGGAAGGCATCAGGCAAGGGTACAACAGTTGGTGCTCTAACCAATAAGATGAACAGGATGACCGTTGGTACAGCTAAGAAATTACTTAGTAAATGGGGCATCAAGACCACTGATGGTGCAATGTCAACATTCAATGCTAGGGATGATAGCTGGAAGAAAATAGCATATGCAGATGATATTGAAACTGTTAAAGGTAAGAATGCTTGGGATTATATGAACAAAGGCGATTATAAAGTGGGGGAAACTACTATTAAAGACCCCTTTGTATTGATAGAGTCAGCTAAACACTGGCCAGAAGAGGATAGGCAGAAGGCTAGGGGAGAGCTATTATCTAGATCTGTCGATGTACCAAAGAGTATGCACCATGAAGACCATGCTCAGCGTATGAAGAAGCTAAATGATCACTTCAGAATAGGTACTAGCCATATACCATTTGATATGTTCTCTCACCTACATGCTAAAGGTCTTAAGATGAAGATTACAGATAAGCGTGGGGCTGGAGAGCCTAAGACAGGTAACTTCTTTAACCCTAATGACAATAGTATCACATTCTCAGCAGCATATTATCATGATAAGTCTATATTTGCAGACCATCCTATTAAACATAAACCTGAGCCTACCATTGTTACAATGGGTGGTAGGCAGTTCAGAGTAAAGCACTGGGATTTCCAAGATAATATAGCACATGAGACTGCCCATGCGATAGACTCGATGTTAAGTAACAACGCTAGAGGTGTAAACTGGGACAACAAGGAAATGGTAGACAAACTGATTCCTAAAGAGCACCGCAACCTGATACCAGACTCATATAAGTCCAAGGTCGAGCAGTCTAACCCCGACTATCAGATCGCTATGGGTGGTATAGGTGCTGGACAGGCATATCCATATGTGAGAGATCAGTGGTTTACAACCTATGAGGGTAGATTGTACGGTAGAGAATATGAGAAGGGTGACCCAGACTATGTTAAAGTAGAGGGTGGAAAGCTCTACGATAAGAAGCCTTTAAATCCTGATGGCACTGGTCTACATGGCAGTGAACACTGGACTGAGAGTGTGAGTGCTTGGGCAAATGCTAAACATGCATATGAACAGTATAAGAAAACCATGAAAGATAAAGGTGGAGACAAGTACGGTTCTATAGATAAGTGGGCAGAAGGGATGTCCAATTTATATAGAAGCATGAATTATGGTGCAGACTGGGAGAAAGAACAGTCTGGAGAGGGTAATGATATGAGTGGTTGGAACACTGCTAAAGGTGACAATCCTATCCAATTCGCTGGATGGAAATATGATTATCTTAAGAAACATAGCCCAAGGATGCATGAAGGGTTAGAAGCTATATTCGGTAGGGGTGACTTTAGAAATGACGATGAGTAAGGAAGCATTACAACAGATAATGATAAACAAGATGCCTGCTCTATATGCCCTTAAACATCGGTATATCAAGGGTAAGCCAATGACGTTCTATAGTGAGAAGAACCCCATCAAGCACAGACCTTGGCAGATCGATATATTGAATGACCAGCATCCAGATAAGGTTGTACGTAAATCACGTCAGTTAGGACTATCGGAGATGGCTATTACAGAGTTCCTGTGGTTTCTAGATACCCATCCTAACACTAAGTCCATGTATACGTTCCCACGTAAAGAGCAGATGGAGGACTTTAGTAATACGCGTATCACACCAATATTCACGGAATCTCAATACCTATCTGGTAGACTAGATCCTAAAATGAATAACGTACGTCTGAAGAAGCTCACCAATGGCTCAGTGCTATTCCTACGCTCTGCGTGGGGTAGCGCACTTGGTGAGGGTGCCGATATTGACATGTTAGGACTAGATGAATACGACCGTATGAAAGATGGAGTTGAATTAGCATTCCGTGAATCAATGAAGTCATCCGCATATGGGCTAATGCGTAGATGGAGTACCCCAACAATACCTGGACGTGGGGTGGACTTACTATTCGGCAAGAGTGACCAGAGATACTACCATCATAAATGTGACAAGTGTAACGAATGGCAAGTGCTTACGGTTGAGGACAACATACTGCAAATTAAGGCTGATGGAGTTGACATCATTAACGAGCAGATACAAGATGGCTCATTTATGTTTGTTTGTAGTAAATGTAAACAAGAATTGAACAGATGGTATAAAGGTGAATATGTCGCTAAGAAGCCTAGTATTCACGAGATTCGTGGTTACCATATTAGCCAGTTGGATGCTGTATGGATCAGTGCAGATGAGATAATGCGTAACCAATTCCAATATAAGGTTAAGCAATTATTCTACAACTATGTAATTGGAATTCCCTATGCCTCAGAGGGTCTGATTATCACAGACCAAGATGTATTATCTTGTGTAGGATTCCAAGAACCAATTGGCTACAGGGACTACAGCATGTATAAAAAGGTGGTAGCAGGAGTAGACTGGGGATACTTTAACTGGATGGTAGTACTAGGATTGACAGATGATGACCAGATACATTTATTAGATTTGCACTGGCATGAAGATAATCCTAATAAGCCATTAGAGTGTGTTAATGTATTTACAGCACTATTAAAGCCTTTTGACCCAGATGTTATTGTAGCGGATAATGGGTTCGGTGCAGACCGGAATAGTTACTTGATTCAGCAGTTTCCTGGTAGGGTATTTGCATGTGACTGGGACACCCCTAAGTCAAGTATACCTTTAGTGGATTCATGGAATGAGAAAGGTCAGCGTGTACGTGTAGACAAGACAGTCAAAATGAAACGTACCCTGTATAATATCAAGGCTAGGGCATTAAAGACCTTCGCACGTAACGAGAAATTAGATATGTTGACTAAGCATTTGAAGAATGTGCGTACCCTTATGGAGGAAGAAGAGGGAGAAATCTATGAGAAGGTAACACGTATAGGTGATGATCACTTGGCTTGTTCATTGACCTATGCATATATTGCACTAGACCGCTTCTTAGGTTTAGATAAGCCTAGTACAAATCTAGAATATGAATTCCTGTAAGGAGGGATATCATGAAAGTTGTATTTGAGCATAATGGTAAAGAGGGTATGCTTCAATATGATGAGCATGGACACCAAGTTATGGTGTCCCACCCTGATAAAAAGGTTAGGGACGTAGTAAGGGTGTATCTAAATAAAGAACGTGACTTTGTAATGAGTGGTGAAAACCCAGGGGGTATAGTAGGAAATAGAACGTTAGTAAGTGGGAGAGCCTTGGATGACCCTCACCTATTTGGAATGGCTATGTCAGAGATGAGGGCACATACGGGCATTTCAGTAAAGTGGGATGACCCTAGAAACAGAGAATCCATGTCTGTTCGTAACTCCAACATAGGAAGTGTTAGAGCCGATAAGCCAATCGTTAAATCACTAGATGGTGATACAGATTATGAAATTATAAATTAGGGGGTGTAGATATGGACGAGGATTTGTTGCTAATATTGTCATCTAAGCTGTATGACATACAAAAGGGTAAGGGTAACCGTGACGGTTTGATACAGCAGATTGTAACTTATGTACGGGATGGACGGACTGTTACTCGTAAGCAGTGGGTGCGTAGTGAATTCGCAGACCATGCTAAGAAGAACGAGGAAGAGAAAAAACGTACTATGTTAGATGAGAAGGCAAAAGAGGATAAAGCACATAGAGAGAAAGTAGCCAAAGAGAATGAGAAAAAGGCTAATCAAGATAAGCGTGCTAAGAAGAAGCAAGAGAAGGAAGAAGATAAAGAGCTGGGTCATAAGGGTAGGGTTCACCATGCTGACACTGATCAGTATAAGGAAAAGCTCAAGAAGATAGCAAAAGAGAATAAAAAGGATGATAAGAAAAAGAAAGATCAGGCTCAGGGTAAGGAAGATACAAAAGAGAAAAAGGATAAGAAAGACACACGTGGCAGATACGGTCAAGCTGACCAGACTAAGGCTGATAATAAGGCACAGGATAATATGATTAGAACTGACCCAGGTAAGAAGTAGCATACACATATGTGTATGCTATTTTCATTGACGAAGCGATATTTTGTCAGAGAAGGTTAGATAGAAGGAGGTGTCACTATGGGTGTTTGGAATAATATTGTTAGTGCCTTTAGCATTGGCAATACACCATCTACTCAAAATGGGGAAATCATCAAAAGCATGGATATGGATATGTACAAGTCCGAAGCTGACAGGGAGTCTAAAGCTATTGTAGCAGACCCGTTCGCCCTCATACAGCAAATGGGATTCAAGGATAAGCCATTCTCATTAACTTTTGATACCCTAAGAAAGATGGCAACTAGGAACTCAGTAGTGGCTGCGATTATACAAACAAGGATAAATCAAATATCCAGTTTCACACAACCTGCTAGATTTACAAAGGACGGAGTGGGTTTTGAGATAACAACTAGAGACCCTAAGATGCAACCATCAGAGTTAGATAAACGTATGATGTTGGCACTGGAGTCCTTTATAGAAAACTGTGGATTCACCTATGATCCTAGTAGGGATAACTTTGACACATTTGTTAGGAAATTCTTGAGGGATTCTCTACAGTATGACCAAGGATGCTTTGAGATTGTACCTGATAGAAGAGGATTACCAGCGGAGTTATTCGTTGTGGATGCCTCCACTATACGTGCGGCAGAGGTTAAGTTTGATAGCAACAAAGACTACCCAACCATGACAGATGTTACATCTGACTTTGATGAAGTACAATGGGTACAAGTAATTGATAATATTGTTGTATCAGAGTTCACTGGTAAGGAATTGGCATTTGCTGTAAGGAATCCTAGGTCTGATATTAATATTCAGCCTTATGGATTAGCAGAACTAGAGATCCTTGTACACCAGGTAACATCACACCTATGGGCAGAAGAATATAACTCACGTTACTTCTCTCAAGGCGGTACTACAAAAGGTATACTAAACCTAAAAGGACAAAATATTAGTAAGGAGCAACTTGATGCTTTCCGTAGACAATGGACTGCACAGGTAGCTGGTATGACTGGAGCATGGAAGACACCAGTTGTGTCTGTTGATGGGCTTGAGTATATCAACGTATCCCAATCTAACCGTGAGATGGAATATGAGATGTGGATGAACTACCTAATCAACATCAGTTGTGCTGTGTTCCAGATTGACCCAGCAGAGGTAAACTTCCCTAACAGAGGTGGTGCTGGTGGCTCAAGTGGTGGCGGTCTAGGTGACGGTGGTATTGAAGACAGATTAGATAACTCTAAAGATAAGGGTCTGAGACCTTTATTGCGCTTTTTAGAGTCTGTTATCAATCGTTATATTATCCGTAGATTTAGTGACAAATATACGTTTAACTTTGTAGGTTTGGATAAAGAAAGCGAGAAGGATAAGGTAGCTCTTACTGACAAGCAAATCCGTAGTTACAAGACAGTTAATGAGGTTCGTAAAGAGAAAGACCTTGACCCTATTGAAGATGGGGACATTATACTAGATCCTACCTACACTAACTACCTATTACAAAAACAACAGAATGACATGATGGCACAACAGGGTGGAGACCCTAATGACCCTAATGCACAGCCACAAGGTGGCCAAGGAGATGTAGAACCTACTGGTAGCCCGGATGATGAGGTAGACCCAGAGGAAATGCAACAACAGCAAGAGGATAGCCAAATCTCACAGTCCATAGACCAACAGTATCAATAATATGATGGTGACATAGACCTATGTTATATTAATATATAGGTCTAATTGCCCTCTGGAGGTGAAACAGATGTTAGATGATAAGTTTAAGTTTAGTGTTGATATGGATATTGAGAAGAGTGAGGAATCCGACACACGCAGACTTATACGTGGATATGCTTCAACTGAGCACGAAGATAGGCAAGGTGAGTCTATGGTGCAAAAAGGTCTAGATATTTCAGATTTCGTAAACCATGGCTATTTTAATTATGACCATGATAACAGTATTATTTTGGGATACCCATTAAGCACCTGTAAGGTTGATGACCACGGGTTCTGGGTAGAGGGTGAGTTGCTAAAGGGTATCGCCTTGGCTGACAGAATATGGGACTTAGCATTAGCATTAAAGAAGTCCAATGCACCTCGTAAAGTTGGTTTCTCCGTAGAAGGGAAAGTAATGGAGCGAGATGGTACACGCATTAAGAAAGCCAAGATTTATAATGTAGCCATCACAACAAACCCAGTTAACACTAATTGTTCATGGGAAGCGGTAGCCAAGTCATTCAACGCTTCTACAATGGGTAAGTCTTTGGAAGCTGGCTATGAAGTAAACCCTACAGATATGGAAGGTGGAAGCGTTTTCCGCAAGGAAAGCCTAGAAAAAGATATGCATAACCTTTCATATGTGATAGACGATGAGGAAAATAAGAAAATTCTTAAACAGAAGCTATCAACTAAGAAATCCTTAACCACTAAGGAATTAGTGTTATACTTGCAGATTGCTAAGGGCTGGTCACAACGACAAGCCAAGGATTTCATAGCAAAACATATTCAATAGGAGGTGCACAATCTAATGTCTAAAAATCTAGACGAGATTATCAATAAGTCACTAGATGAGATTGATGCTATCGTGGACGAAATTAATAAGGGAATGGATACAACTGAAATATCTAAGTCGGTAGATGACGAGGATGTATCACCTGATGAAGTATCTGAGGATGCACCACAGGAAGATGATGCTCCTGCTAGCGATGACGCACCAGCAGATGACGCTCCTAATCAAGATGCACCACAAGATGATGATGCGCCAACTGATACTGATTCAGACAATGAGCCTGAAGAAGATGCTGGACAGGATGAGGATGATACAGAAAAGTCATTGGATGAAGAACTCAATGGTAATGATAGTGTTCGTAAGGCACTAGAAGTTAGTGAGTTTTTAAATGAGCTTGTTAAAGGTATCTCTTCTGTACTATCTAAGCATGGAGAGTCCATCAGCAAGTCTATTTCTTCTACTGAAACTTCACAAGAGCTTTTAGCTAAGTCTTTCAACGGTATTGTGAAATCACAAAAAGCCGTATTGGAAACTCAGTCTAGACTTATGAAGTCTGTCGGTGATCTTACTGCTCGTATTAACAAACTTGAGTCACAACCTATGACTCGTAAATCAGTACCTTCCGCTAAGGCAATCGAGAAATCATTTGCTGCTAGTGCTGGAAATAAACCTGTCAATGAGAAACTCTCTAAGTCCATGGCTTTGAATGAGCTATCAAAGGCAATTGATGAAGGTAAAACTCAATTCATTAGTGATATCTTAGCTCTTGAAGGTACTGGCGATTTTAGTGCGCTGTCCGCAGAAGCTAAACATATGCTAAACATACAATAATAACGGGGGTGCAATTTAAATGTCTGGATTAACTGGTATTGGGCAAGAGGGTATCAATGGATTTGGTATCTCTACGCCACAAGATGTAGATAATCTTAACAAAGCGTTAACAGCAGGCTACGAGGTAAACCCTCTTAACCTACAAGGTGGGGGCGCATTCCGTGTAGAATCTCTAGAGAATAGCTTAAAGGTTCTAACTTACGGTGACCAACACATCAAATTCTGGAAGAAAATTCCTAAACAACAAGCGTTCTCTACTGTTGAGCAGTATGGACAATTACTAGACTACGGTCGTGGACAAGGAGCGTTCGTGGGTGAGGGTGTTTTACCTGATACTAACGACTCTACTTACGCACGTAAGGCTGCTTTCGTTAAGTTCTTAGGAACTACACGTGAAGTAACTCATCCAATGACATTGGTTAACAGTGCATTCGGTAACGTAGTCGCTCGTCAGAACCAAGATGGTATCCTTTGGATGCTAAAACAAATGGAGCAATCTCTATTCTGGGGTAACTCTAAGTTGGCTGTTGGTGGCCAAGAGGGTCTAGAATTTGATGGATTAAACCGCCTTATCGATTCAGGTAACGTTATCGACCTTAAAGGTACTTACCTAGAAGAGAAGCACATTAACTGGGGCGCTCAGATGATCATTCAGAACTACGGTACTCCTACCGACTTGTTCTTACCATTTGAAGTAATGGCTCAGTTCAGCCAAGAATTCTTCCCTAAAGAGCGTGTAATCATGCCAACTGCTTCTGGCTACCAAGCTGGTGTAGTTGTTAACAAATTCATGACTCACGGTGGAGAAGTAGACTTCAATCCTGACATCTTCTTAACTAAGACTCGTCCATTAAGCCAAAACGCTTCTAGCTTCAAGGCTCCTGCTGTAGGATCTATTGCCTACACTGCTGCTTCTGACCTAGTAACTAGCGTAACTGGCGACTGGGCTAAGCAAGGTGCTGGAACTTATCAATTTGTTGTTACATTCAACAACTCTCATGGTGAGTCTATCCCATCTAACGCTGTGTCAGTTACTTTGGCTTCTGGTGATCTTGGTAAGGGTGTACAGATTCATATCACTAACCCTACTTCTACAGCATTCCCAATTGAGTACGTTCGTATCTATCGTACTGAGTTGAATGGATCTAACTTCTATGAAGTAGATAAGGTTGCAGTACCTAGTGCTGGTTCTGGTGCAAGCTTCATCTACACTGACCTTGGTACTACTATTGCTAACACTTACACTTCATTCATGGGTGAAATGTCTCCTGACATTATCGGATTCAAGCAGTTAGCTCCTATGATGAAGATGGATCTAGCTACACTTGGGCCAGTTATCCGTTGGATGATCTTGCTATATGGTGTACCAGTTTTATATGCTCCTAAGAAATGGATGAAGTTTACTAACATCAAGGCTGATGTTCCAGGATTTGTCGGAGCGTAAGTTTAACATAGATTAACGTAGGGGCGAATGAGAATTCGCCCCTATTGTTGTTTTTGTAGGACATATGCGATTATATAAAAGTAGAGCACACAAGGAGGTAATAAGAAATGCCTAAAATTCAGAACCTACAATTAGCTAATAAACTAGCTGGTATCTCTACGGAGATGGTGCAGTTTGATCATGAAGGTATTGGTCACATTGAGTCAGAGGAATTACATGCAGAGTTACTTACTCTTGCTAACTTCTTCCCAGTGGAGGAAAAGGAGTCTAAGCCAGAGGGTAAGAAAATAGAGATTACACTTGAGGAATACGTTGATGACCTTAAAGTAGAGGAGCCAAAGGCTAAGAAAACCACTAAAAAATAAGGGTGATGATCTATGCAATTTACAGACATTAATACCCAGTTTCTTAGGGATAACTATCTGTTTGGTGTACCTCTAGAGGACATGTATGGCAACAAGATGAAAGAAGAGATGCTACAACACTACATCAGGTCTGCCATACAGCAAACCCAGAGGATGCTACAAATCACCATTGAACCAGTAGACATCGTTGCTGAACGACATGACTACTATCAGAATGACTTTCTTAGCTGGGGTTATTTACAAGTACACAAGAGACCAATTATTGAAGTCACCGATTTATCTATGTGGTTTGGTAATGCTCAAATGTTTCAGATTCCTCAGGACTGGATTAGGAACTATGGTATCACTGGGCAAATAGAAATGTTCCCAACACAAGGTAGTGCTGGTAGCATGATACTACTGCAAGATGGCTCATTCTTACCAGCTATTCTTGGGATGTATCAAAATGCACCTCAAATATGGCAGGTATCCTATCGTGCAGGTATGGATGATGTACCGGATGATATTGTAGAATACATCATGAAACGTGCATCTGTTGGTATTTTGCAAGTATGGGGTGACTTAATTATTGGTGCTGGTATTGCCAACCAGACTATCAGTATTGACGGATTATCCCAGTCTATTGGTACTACCCAGTCCCCAGAGTTCTCTGGTGCTGGTGCACGTATCAAGAACTATCAGGATGATATGAGGGAGTTGGAAAAACGATTGCGTGATACGTATCTCGGAATCAATCTAACTATACTATAGGGGGTGAGATAGTGGGAGATAAAGCATACCAAATATTCAAGGAATGGTTTTTGAAGTTTGAAGGTGCTAATCACTTTGTCTCAACAACTATTGTAGTGGTTGGAATGATACTAACAGGCGTACACCAGGTATGGCCTTATATCCTACCAGCTCTAGACTATATAGCGGGAATCGGAACATTTTATATAGGCTGGAGAGAAGGAAAGGAGCATCACCATGGCTGATAACATAGATGTAAACAATCTGAATTTTTTCTACCCGAATAGGGACACAACACTTATTAATACCCCAGGTGTTGGCCCTAGGGCAGACTTTAAGCCTGAAATTTTTGATACTGCCATTATCCAAAAAGGATATAGAGTTGTGTGGCAGCAAGCTATGTATTGTTCTTGCTATAATCAACAAAGTGGTAGTCCAGATTATAACTGTCCAGCATGTTATGGGAAGGGTTATATTTACTTTGGTGATAAGCTGACAAGAGCTTTGGTAACCAGCATATCAGATAGGAAAGAGATGGAGCGCATAGGTCTGCATGAAGTTGGTGGGGCTTATTTGACACCTCTAAGTACAGATAATGTTGGTTATAGGGATAGATTTATATTCCCTGACTTCACAACTAAGTTCTCTGAAGTGGTTACTAGGGGGTCTAGTGACACAGATTACCTAAGATATAAATGTAAGGGAATTATAGCGGTTAGACAACTGAATGAGACTTATATTGAGAATGTGGACTTCACTATCATTACTGATGATTCTAGTATATTGGGTCAGTCCAAGATACAATGGTTAGCCCCATCAGTAGATCCAGGTACAAATTACTCCATATTATACCTAATGCATCCCTACTATATTGTGCTAAATCCCATCCATGAACTTAGAGGTACGTATACAAAGTATAAGGGTGGTGGTGAGGAATACTTCATGCAATTACCTAAGCAATATCAAATCAAGCGTGAGGATTTCCTAGAGAGCAATATAGGGGGTAATCTAGATGTGGGGTCGAACTAATCCAAGCAGAAATACTGGAGCCCCTATCTGGGGTGCATCCCCAGTACGGAAGCCCATCAGCCCTATCAAGGAATATGACACTAGAAATGCCTATTTCGATTGGGAAAAGCAGTCCAATGATGAGCCTAATGGGGACATATTGGATATTATTATGCAAATAGAAAAAGGCAAAATCTAGATATTTCATGTAGTACAGATAGGGGTGGATAATAGGTGATACCTGTAGTTGAGGATTATTTAAGTGAATTGTTAACAAAGAAGATACAGTTCATCAGGGAGAATCCTAATGAACTAGACACTATCCTAGGGATTAGTGAGACGAAGCTCAATAGCCTAAAAGAGTTCTTTCAAGGTAGAACCCTCAATGTTAGGCTAGGATTCCCTAGAACACCTGTTGAGTTGCCCTGTGTGGCAATAACTCTATCCAGTGAGGATGAGATGCAAGAGGGACTAGGTGATTATAGTGATGACTATATAATTGGTCAATCCAACAACGTCACAGAAGTAGTAAAAGTTGTGGATACAAGGGGCGGACTTGTGCAAGCCCCCTATATAACACTCACGGGTGTTCCTGTAGATAATGTGGTGTCTATGGTTAACTTAACTACTGGAGTCCCAATTGAGGATACAGAGTATGAGATCATCAATCAGGCACTAGGTCTAGTACAGATAAATAGTGGGTTGGTAGAGCACGAGGATGACATACAAGTGATATACACAGTGCTTGAAACTATGAAAGAGCAAATGGAAGTCCTATATGAATCAACATATAGGCTGGAAGTGTGGGCAAAGAACGCAGATCTAACCGTTGCCCTATACCATATAGTAAAATGGGCTTTACTATCAGGAAGAGATGAACTAGTCAATGACGGTCTCTTTAGACAGAAACTTAGTGGGTCAGATTTTCAGCCAGCCCCTAACTACTTCCCTGAATTTGTATATAGGAGAGCATTAAGTTTCTGGTGTCAGTTCTCAGCCTCTACACCTACTGATACATCAGAGTTGCACTTTATAACATCTATCGAAGCTAGACAAAATCTATATGAGTCTAATGGTGGTGATAACAATGGCTGAAAAGGATAAGAAAAATGTACAACCTGAAGTATTGCAACCACGAGTACACATTGGAGAATTTTTATTCAATAGTGATCTTTCCGATATGAGGAAAGGTGCATTCAGGGTATTTGTGGAAGGTAAAGAATGGATGAGCACAGATGAGTGGCAATCCAAGCTAGAGGAATTCCAATCTAAATAATGAGAGGTGTATAACCAATGGCAATTAACTTTGATGGTAGAAATATTGTACACCCAGGTGGATACAGTACTATTGACTCTGACAGTATGCTTGTAACATCTGACGGTAGCACAAACATACCTATCGTTCTTGGTACAGCAGACGCTGGTAAGCCAGGAGAAGTAAAATGGTTTACTAACATGCTAGCTGCCCAGACATACCTACGTAGTGGAGATTTAGTAAATGCCTTACAATTAATGTTCTCTCCATTGCCAGAAGGTGGCGGAGGCTCCAGTATGGTAGGTGTTGTGGTTGTTAATCCTAACACTCAAGCAACCCTTACTGCTGGTGGTATTACCTTCACTTCACTAGAATATGGTGCTGGTGGTAATAAAGTCCAAGTTAAGGTAGAAAATGGCACAATTGCAGGCTCTAAGAAAGTTACAGCTTCTCGTTGGGACATTAATGCTCTAGAGGTATATGACAATCTTGGAGCAGTACTGAGTATTGATTATAGCGGTGCTCAGGTTTATGCTGATGTAACTGTAACCGTTACAAATGGGTCAGCAACTCGCTTACAAACTAAGGTTGGTTCATCTCAGGCTACTGCTACAACGGACTTAGACCTTAACCTAACTGATGCTAGATTCGCAACGGTTGATGGAATTATCTCTTATATCAACAGTGTATCTGGATATACTGCTGCCTTATTGAATCCACAACATAGTGGTATGGCATCAAGCGGTCTAGACGCTGTATCATCTGTAAACATCATGAATACTGCTAACCTTATGGGATTAAACGCTGGTATCCAGTATACAGTGAACGGCAATTCTAATCTAGTATCCATTGCTATCTCTAGTACTGTTAGTAACATTGTTAGCACCTACCTAGCAGGTGGTGTGACTGGTACAGCACCATCCAGCTTTGCAACTCACCTAGATGTAGTTAAATCTAGTTTCTCTGACATCCTAGTCATCCTATCTGGATCAGCAACTATTCACGCAGAGGCTGCTATTCATATCGGACAGATGGAACTTAGAAAGCAACGTCAAGTAATGTTCACTGGTGGTGTATCTGGTGAGACTGCTACGCAAGCTAAGCAACGTGCTTCAGCTTTGAATAACTCCCGTATTGTGCTAGCTTACCCAGGTATCTACCATGCAGTAGTCGGTGATGGAACACTGTTACCTCCATATATGACTGCGGCTTTAATCGCTGGTCGTGCTACTGGTGTAGACCCATCTGAACCAATTACCTTCAACTATTTCGGAGTAACTGGTTTAGAGACTAACCAAATTGTAGGAGACCCAGTTATTGATGATCTAATCTCTTCTGGGGTATGTACTCTAGAGAGAACATATACTGGTGGTATCCGCTTAGTGCAAGGTATCACAACTTACCTTGGTAATGACAACACATTATTGAAAGAGATTTCAGTAAGACGTGGAGCAGACAAGGTAGATGCTAAAGTAGTTCGTTCCTTAGAAGATATGTTTGTTGGTAACAAGAACTTGCTTGCTTCAGAATCTGCTATCAAGACTGCAATTATCGATGTACTAGAAGGTGAGAAGCGTGCTGGTACTATTGCAGACTATAGCCCAACTATTCAGCTTACTTACAGTGGAACAGCTGTAATTGCTGACTATCAGGTTGCCCCAGTGGAGCCAGTTAACTTCGTATTACTACGCTCTCACTTTGTGCCAGCCTCTAGCTTATCAACACAACAATAATAAATAGGTGGTGAGTGACAATGGCTACAGCTCAAAATCAGACAGTACATTCCGGCCATACGATAAACATCCGTGTAGGAGCCAATATTATTGGTCGTATGCAAGGAGTAGACGGTGAGCGGGATTTCGGTACTGAAGGCATCTATGAAATTGGTAGTATGATGCCTCAGGAATATGTTAATAACCGTTACCAAGGAAGTGTATCTTGTGAACGCTTCTTCGTTAGAGAGAAGGATTTGGCTGCGATTGGTATGGCTTCAGTAGGTGAGGAAGTTCTGAAGAAGGACATTATCACTATTGAGGTTGTAGATAAGTACACTGGTAAGGTAGTGCGTTCCTACCATGGATGTACTATCGGAAACTATCGTGAGACATTCCGTGTTAATGCTATTGCAGGAGAGAATGCTACATTCTACTATCTGTACGCATCTTAATAAATCGCTCGTATGGGGCAGTGGTGTTTGGATATAGACACCACCGCCCTATTTTATTTATGAAACATATTTAAGGAGGAATTTCAATATGGCATTAAATGATCGTTCACTCAAACTTCTAAGACTAGAGAACCTACAGAAAATCAACATGGGTAACCGAAGAACAAAGAATATCTCTGTTGACTTTAGACACATCGATAGCAAGTTTATAGGCACATTCGTTGTTCACTATGCTTCTCAAATGGAGAATATCGAGATTGGGGTCATACGTTCAGAATTACTGAATGGTAACCAAAACATTGACAGGCTGACTGATAACATCGTTACTGCCCTTGCAACCCTAGAGGTTGTATTAGATACTTTCCCTGATTGGTTCAACCCATATGATGAAAAAGTAGAATATGATATTCTTGAGTATGTATTCGTAGAATATATTAAGTGGGTGGATTCCTTTCGTGGACAGCGTGAACCAGTCACAGATGGAGGAAATAGCCAAGACCAACATAGCGAGGTTTGAGTGGTGGATACAGAAATCGTTCCACGTTCTACCAACTGATGAGCGTTTCCTTAGCCTGACTGAGCAACAGATGGACTTGTTATATGAGCACTTTAAGATAGATCATCCTGAACTCAGGGAAGATGATAAGGCTAGGGATAGCGAGTATGATGAGGCACAGGATGGTATGCAGATGGAACAGCATGAGCACTATGAAGACCCAGACTTTGATAAGGCATGGAATGGTGAAGAGGAAGATACAGAAGAGTGGGAGGAGGTATAACCAATGGCAGGCAACGACCCTAATCAGCCTAATAACCGTAACGGTCAGTCTAATCCAGATATAATATCCAATACAAGGGATGCACAGCAATCCCTAGGGGATATGCGAGGTAGAGTTAAGAGATTAAGTAACCTAGCTGACACTGGGATGAATGACCAAAATGGTTACTTGTCATCTAGGCAAGTTACCTTCTATCGTAGATTAATGCGTGAGATAGAGCAAATCTACCAACAACATTATCGTACGTTACAGAACATGGAAGATCAGTATCAACGCCAGATACAGCAAAAGTATGGTAAAAACAAACAGCAGTTACAACAGGAAGTACAAAGAAGGCAACGAGCATATGATGAAGCCAACGGTGGTAATAGGTGGGGTGATGTTGCCTCACCACAGGTACGTGCCCACCACGAAAGAAAGCTAAATGAGGCTGTTAATAACCTCAATGATGCTAACAGCATGGAGAGGGAATTAGATGGTCTAAGGGAAGCGGTAAGACGCCTAGAGCAACAAAGGCAAAGTGCTACTGGGCCATCTAACTCTATTAATGATATGCAAGTACGTAACCCTGGAACTAACCAGTGGTTACACCATCAAACTACCAACCTATTATTTGGCATGCATTTACTACACGGTGCACATGCACTAGTAGACTATGCTAACCCAGATTTGCTACGACAGCAGGATAGACTAGCTAATGGTGTCTCCCAAAGGATGGGAGAATACAATGGTGTTAACTCTGCTGACAGACTCTTCAGGGGTAGAATGAGGGATGTTGGCTTAGGTACCAATTTTGGGACACTAGAGACTGGTGCAACTGCCAACATCTTAGCCCAAGGTGGAATAGGCACTGGTCAGGGTCTATTGAAAGATCTAGGTACAGCACAATACTTTAGTAGGGCATATGGACAAGATCCTAACCAAATATCTGGTGATTTTGCTACTCTACAAAAAATGGGTACCTTCAATGAAGGTGAAATGAATAGATTTGCCGACCTGATTGGAGGCGCTGTAGCAAAGAACAGTATGCAAGGTCGTGAAGGAGAAATGCTCCAAGCGACTATGGGATTAATACAGCAGGTAAGCCAAGGTCAGATTAGTATTAATCAGCAACAAGCTGGTGGATTAGCTGGTATGCAAGTGGCTTTAGGTCAAGACATACCTGCCCTAAAGGGTCAGGCTGGTGCTAACCTTCTAGCTGGATGGGATAACGCTATCAAGAATGGTGGTCAATCCTTTGACCTAATTATGGGTAAAGGGACAAACCCACAGTATACTGGACTTAATGGTTCATATCAATTGCAACTATTAAAGGAGCAAGGATTAAATCCTAAAACTGCAAAGACCTTCTTTAGTAACATGGATTCCTATTTTGGTAACGGGCCAAATAGCGATGCCATGAAAGGTTTTGCCTATGAGCAAATGGGATTTGGTACTGCACTAGAATATGAGAAGCTAAGAAAAAGCGGATTCATAGACCAGATAGAGAAAGGTAAATTACCTTCTGCATCACAGTTAAAGAAGATTGGTGCTAATGATCTAGCTAAGCAGTTCCAAAATTACCAAAATAGCCAGACCAGCCAAGTAGACTATCAGAATGCCCAAAAAGAGAACCAAAAGGCAGACTATCAGCAACCGTTTGATGCTATAGGTAAATTCATGAGCAATACATGGTTTAAGATACCAGAAGAGGTAAGGATGCCATTATTGACAGCTGGATTCCTAGGTGGTAGCTCACTGGCATACAAAGGTGTACAAGCTATTGGCTCACGTATACTGTCACCAACCGTACGTTCATTTATGGGTGGCGGTGGAGGGGGTGTCGGTGGCTTACTAGCTAGAGCTGGTAGTGCAATTAAAGGTGTGGGTGGTAAAATAGGTGGAGCGGCACTAAACATACTTGGAGACACCACCAAGTCCATACCAATACTGGGTGCTACAGTTGAGACAGTGGCCGACCGTGTGTCCAATCCACAGCATAGTTGGGGTAGAAGCCTAGCTAAGGGTATTGGTTCTGGCATAGGTACTGCCGCTGGTATATTCGCTAGTGGATTAGTTGACGTTGGTACTGGTGGTTTAGGGATTTTGACCAATGCTGGTCTAACAGTAGGCGGTGGTATGGCTGGTAGCTGGTTAGGTGATAAGGTTTATAGTATGTTTGCTGGCGATTCTGATACCAAGACTAGCAGTTCCAAGAAAACTACCACCGCATCTAAGGATGCTACTGCCAAAGACCAAGAGTACGCATTAGCTCAGTCAGTAGACAAGCTAAACAAGAATAATGAAGTTAAAGTCACCGTAAGTGGTAAGATAGACGGCATGACTGCTGATAATCAGAAGAATGTATCCGATTCCATCTCTACTTACTTTAGTAACGCTACAAATAACTTCAATCTAGCATTTGACCAGAGGAGGGGATAATAGTGGACACATATGTATATAGACCACAGGCAGTTGTCTACCTTTATACCGAACAAGGTCAGTTAGTAGCTAGGGGAACGAATGACCCTAGGTCTGCCATGGATGATGATGTTATAAGGATAACAACTACTAGGGAGATAGGGGCTGATGCCCCTACTTTTACTGTTGAGCTTACTAGAAAAAAGGACTGGAATCAGTGGGTAGCTTCTAACGATCTAATAGTAATAAAGATGCAAAGACCACCTGAAGCATTACAAACTGTAATGTTTGGTTTGGTGGATGACTCAAGGGATACCGTGTCTGTGACGCCTGATGGGACACCAGCTAGGTCTGTAACGATCACAGGCAGAGGTATAAGTAAGGCTCTAATTAACTTTGATGTAAGTATCGTACCAGAAGCTGAGTTCCAGATAACCGCTACTGGATGGGTGGAATCCACAGGGGTTACACTATCTGGTAAGAAGCCATCAGAGATCATAAAAGCGGCATGGGATATAATATGTGCTAAGCACATTAACTACACGTGGGATAATGGAAAGAAGCTATTTGATTACGCCACATATAGAGTTGTGGATAGACCAAATATGACTATGCTTGATAACTCAGCTGTGGCAAACTGGCAAGGCAGTATATGGGCTTTCTTTAGAGAGATAGCTGAAGATCCATTCTACGAATTATATGAGGAAGTGGAGAACGGAGTACCAGTTATAATTGCTAGAGCAACCCCATTTAATGAGTCTGACTGGAAGGCTCTACCCTCATTCACAATTACTGACCAGCATGTGCAAAATGAAGAGTTGGGTAGAAGTGATGTAGAGACTTATACAATATTCTCGGTAGGGGCTAAAACCCTATTTGCACCTAATGATGTATATAAGACTTTCGGTGTACTCCCATATTGGTATAAACCTTATGCAGATAAGTATGGTAACCGAAGACTACACGTAGAGTCAGCCTACACAGCAGTTGCCAACTCCGACATCACAGCAGACCAGAGTACTATAATGCGTAGCATGATGAAAGACCTGTATAACTGGAATATCAAGAATAACAGTATGGTCAATGGCAACCTCATAGTTCAGGGTGAGGCTGGATATAAGGTTGGATGCCGACTAAACTATGCGTCACTAGAGGGTGATGTTGATAGAGAATACTACATCACATCAGTCAGTCACTTATTCGAGAATTTTGGTGCATATGTAACTCAGCTAGGTGTTACTAGAGGCATAGAGTCAACTGAACGATTCACCGCACCAGTTGATAAATATACAGAGTATTCTGGACTAGGCATACTACCTTATGACCCAGTTGCTGCTAAGAAAGCCCTTATGGATGGTGGCGGTGATACAGGTTCAGGTTCTGGCACCCTAGACATGGGTGTTGCTATGAAAGTGGTGGACGGTGCTAGAAACATTATGAACAATGGTATCAATGGCAAGAAAGTTCAATATGTGTTTGGTGGTAATGACCCAATAGCAGGTAAGCTAGACTGCTCATCCTTTGTAGAATATGTATACACGGCGTATGCTGGTATGGATCTAGGAAGGGTGACTGGGGTGCAGGTACAGAAGGGTACACAGGTAGACAAAAGCCAAGTACAACCTGGAGACCTAATATTCTTCAAGAATACCTACAGTAATAATTATATATTTGGTGTTTCCCATGTAGGTATAGTTAGCGGTGATGGTAAGTTCATAAATAACTCTAGTGGCGCTGGTACAATTGTTGAATCAGACTGGACTACGTCATACTGGCAACAACATTTCTTGATGTTTAGGCGTGTCTTACCTACAGTTGACAGCAGTAGCGGTGGATCTGGCTCCCCTCCTAATACATCTGGTGGCGGTTCAAACCCAGATAAGATATGGAACTTCCTCATTAGTAAAGGTCTAAATAAATATGGTGCTGCTTCTATAATGGGTAATTTACAACAGGAGAACCAATTTAGTACTAGTGGTGATGGTTTAGCACAGTGGACTGGCCCCCGTAAAACAGCACTCAAGAAATACGCCAGTGACCACAATCTCAGCTCTGATTCCCTAGATGCACAGTTAGGGTACCTGTGGCAAGAGATTAGTTCTGGTATCTATATAAAGGTAGATACTTTGAATGGCATGACTGTCCAACAAGGTACAGTATATGTCTGTAATAAATATGAGGGTGCCGGTATACCAATGATGGATAAACGAATTGGATATGCCTTGGCAGCCTATAGTAAGTATGCTCGGTAAGGGGTGAGAACATGGCAACTGATAATCAGCCTAATATTAGGCTACAGCCACATTTAGGCAGAGTGAAGGACAACTACAAACCCCACAATAATATGAATGGGGTTTTGGCTATAGCCAAGGTGCTAAAAGTGCACCACAAGCAAGGGACTGTAGATTTACAGATCATTAAGACCAATGATGTAATCTCTTCAGATGCTAGTAATGAAGGTAAGTTTGCTGCTAGGATTCTCACCACTACAGCAAACTTTGATGCTGTCACAATGTCTAGCTCAGGTGTACTTGAGCCTATGCAAGAAGGTCAAATGGTTCTACTAGCATTTGTGGATGGGCTAAAGGCTAATCCTGTAGTGCTGGGTAGCTTTCAGCAGACTTGGGATGCAACACAGAACATATTACAGGACACATATCCATTACAACCAGATAATGGTGTGTGGGATAGAAGACAGGCTCTCAAATACCTAAGGGTTCACCCCTCCCAGTGGTACATGCGGGTGGATGGTATTGGTGCTATGGAGATGTCTCACCCATCTAAGACCTTCCTACAAGTTGATCCAGATATATATGACGAGGGTATTAATGATACACACAGAGGGTATGACCATAGTAATCTGAACGAGAAAGACCCTATGTTTGGTGACACAAGGTCAGGTAGGACACAGGAGTCTACCAACCCAGTTAATATACTATTTGTGCACAGAAGTAGTGCAGAGGATGCCTCTACTACTTGGACTAAATTCTTTGTGAACTCATCAGGTATGTTTAGGGTCACTAGGGATAACAATGATGGCATGTTATCTTACCTACAGATGGAAGACACAGGATCTATCAAGATTCGTAGGCAAATTGATTCCCCTGTTCACGAGGATGGTAATAACTATTCAGAGATTAGTTTGGCTGAAACTGGTGAGGTTTCAATAGCAAGGACGGTAGATGGTGGAACTTCTTCAATGTCAATTGATGGCAACGGAGACATTATGATACAACACTCGTCTGGAAAGTACTTGAAAATTGACAGTACTGGAATCACTGGAGACGGTATTAGTGGTGGGGGCGGTTCTGGTGGTGTAGGATACTATGTTAGTGCCACTGAGCCAGTGAATGCTCCAGATGGTACTTTCTGGATAGACACAAGCGATTTGGGGGTGTAGGATATGACACTTAATAACCAAAGTGATGGACAATTTACACTGAAACGTATAGAATTCGAGTTCAACAACACGTCATACAAGTTTGCCCTCAACCCAGAGGAATATAGCATTTCTGAGCCAAATAGGGTAACTATTACACAGACTAAGGGTGGAGCATTTGCAGACGAATTTGGTGCAGGCTTACCTACAATTACAATGAAGGGTACAACAGGTTTTAAGAATGGTACTAGTTCAGGTACTACCGGATATACTAAATTTGATGAGTTGAGGACTACTATACGTAATGTCTATAACAGATTATCTCCTGGACAGATAGTGACTCCTGATAAGGAGATGATGTTCTACAACTATACAGATGGTGATTTCTGGGTGGTTACCCCACAGACATTCCAACTATTGAGAACTGTAGCTAGACCATTATTATATACGTATAATATAGAATTAATAGGTTTACGACCAGCTAATATTCCTAGTTATAATCCATCTCCTAGCACACTAATTGTCGGCACAGGGAGGATAGGATAATGAGTGATTACACACAAACAGCCATAAGCGCCATACAGACTAATTTGGGTGATGTTTTATATAACTTGTCGTATATACTAACAGACAATAACGGTTTAATGACTGACTCAAATGTTAAGTATCTACTAAACAACCTACAGGTGTCATCAACAGGTGTGATACAGTCTAGTGTACCAAGTCCTACCCATCCTGGTGATGGAGTACTGTTACAGGATATATTCAATCCTATAACATCTGCTAGATGTGCAGATTTGTTCTCTCGACTATTAATAGGAGACCCATCGGTGGTCTACCGCAGTGAATATCCTATAGACAAACCATCTAGTCCAATACTGGATGTAAGCTCAGATATACCTAGCACAGTTGAATCAATGCTGTGCTATATGTATATGGAGATGTACAGTTTGTACACAGCACTAGTGGAATTCAGAACAGGTGATACATTTGCCATTACAGACGTGGAATTATCCACTATGCTATCAAACACTAGAGCCATCTCCACCGCATTAGGAAATGTGGATAGTGATTCCGTTGTGTATCCTTTATTGAATATCTTGAGATATATACAGAGGGCTATTTTATTAGTTGAATATTATATGCCTACAATATTGGGGTGATAACATGGATTATGTGGTACGTATGGGTGACACCTTACAGACTATAGCCCAGAACGTCTTAGGGGATGCCACACTGTGGACAGACATAGCAGCAGCTAATAACCTGGTATATCCTTACATCTCAACGGTCAAGTCAGACGGAGTGGTATCGGTTGGTAGTACCATACAAATACCAAAGACTAATGTAATTACGGGAGATGTGGAGACACCAGATCTAGGGACAGACTTGAAATTGAGTACAGATAAGTTCAATCTCACATCTATAGCTGGCGGAGATTTAAGTATTGTAGATGGAGACTATGAGCTAGTATCAGGTATAAGCTGTGTTGTCCAGGATACAGCACATAGACTTATGACAGAAGTGGGTTCAAATCCATACTCCCCAGAGTATGGCAGTCGCATTCCAAGACTGATTGGTACTAAGAGAGATACTACTTGGCAGACAAAAATTAGTCTTGAGGTAGAGAGGACACTAAGGACTGACCCTAGGGTGACTGATGTGCATGACATCAGCCTATATCAAAATGGTACAGCGACCTATATTGACTATACTGTCACAATAGATGACATGATATATAATGCAAAGGAGGTACTGTTCAGTGAAGAAATTTAAGGATATACTACGGGATATGGTCACTTGGATGTCTTTAACAAACACTAAAGTCACCAACTTCACAGTTGGTTCTGTTGTACGTAGCATAATGGAATCTGCGGCTATAGAGCTTGAGAGTCTATATTACTTCGTCCAGAGTAAATTTGAAGCACTACAGGAGAATTCCATATACAATAGCTTTGGTTTCTCTAAGAAGCCTGCTACACCCGCAACTGGTACAATTACAATTAACTTCAACCAAATCCTGAGCCAAAGTATTTTATTCCCATCAGGCACACAATTCTATACAGTTCCTATTGATGGGCAAACAATTTACTTTGCAAGCACACAGGACGTGACTGCCAGTATAGGTACTTCCTCAGTTAATATTCCAGTACAATGTACACAGGCTGGGACTGTGGGAAATGTACCATCATACACAATTCGTAGGGCAGTGCAAAATACCCCAGTCATGGGTGACATTTATAATGCAAATAGATTCTTTACAGGTGCTCCTGAAGAGTCTAAAGAAGAGCGTAAGAAAAGATTTAGTACCTTTGTTAAGAGCATCGCTAGGGCAACCCCAGATGCTGTAACATATGGGTGTTTACAGGTAGCCAATGTAGCTGGTGTATATGTACAAGAGGGAATCGGAATGGTATACGTATACGCACACAATGCTGATGGAGACCTAACAGACCAGATGAAGACAGATCTGACCAATGCACTCTATAATTATAGGGCGGCAGGTGTTATGTCCTTTGTAAATGCCGTAACTAAAAAATCAATTGACCTTAACATACAGGTTCTAATTAATCCAGGATATAACAATGACACAATTTTATTTAAAGTGGAGGATTTAGTGACAGTCTATTTAAGTAAATTTACAGTGTCTAAAAACTTGATTAAGGCTGATTTAATTCGTTATATTATGGAAATAGATAAGGAAGCAATCGCCAACATCACTATAGACCTGACTACTGACGTAGCTGTAGCCCCTCAAGAGCTTATACGCCCAGGTACTATTAATGTGACTCAAATGTAAGGGGTGATATTGTGGGTATGAAGGAAAGGCTTCAAGCCATATTTACACGCAACACGGAATCAGAAATCTCATACCTAGCTGGTTCCGTGGATGATTCAATAGACAAAACAATAGACACAATAAACGAAATGGGTGACATCCAGTCAGAAATCACATCTGCTACTGGGGAGTACTTAGACGAGTGGGCACAGTGGTTTGGTATATATAGAAATACTAATGAGACAGATGACTCTCTTAGGACTAGAACTCTGGCATCCGTCACCAATAGGAGTGCCACTATACCAGCCCTTATAGATGCAGTTAAGAGAGTCATGGGCGATGACACACTTGTAGAAGTGTCTGAAACATACAAAGATCTAAGAATCTTCAATGTCTCTACGTATAGCGGTACTGGTAAGTATCAAGACACTAATACGACGAGACTAGGCGTGGTACAGATTAACATAAATAAGAGATCTACTCAACAGCTGGTAGATGAGATAAATAGGACTAGGGCGTCTGGTATAAGTGTTATATTACAGTACTTCAATGCGGAATTGCTCACAGATTCTATTATAGTCAATGATTCTATGTCTAAGACTGACCACTCCAGCAGTACGGCATCTGGAACCATCAATGTTACAGACTCCATCACTGTGAAATATATTAAGTTTGCATCGGTACACTTGTCAGATACTATCAGCCCAGCTGATACCAACCATATTGGTTCAGTTAAGAGGAATTTAACTGATGCTATATCGGCTTCAGGTAGTATATCAGTTCATGTACCTATTGTAATTAATGAGCGTGGAGGCTTAGTATTCAGCGGTGTCAGCACTTCAGGTGTTAGGTCAATTGGTAATGGTCTAGACGAAACTGGACGTAGAGTATTCTCATATTGATATAGGGAGGTTTAACAATGGCAATAGATATTAGCCAAGCACCATATTACGATGACTATGATCCAAGTAAAAAGTACAACAAATTACTAGCTGTACCTGGTCGTGTAGAGCAAGCTAGGGATTTTACCCAAATGCAAACTATGATATATGACTACCTACAAAGACTATCAGATACTA